ATCTCTGCTTGTAGCCACATTACTTTGATAGGTCTTGAGAAACTCATACCCATAAAGTCTGTGCCTGTAGTAGCTGCTGCCGCGAATGCTCCTAGCCAATGCGACTTACCTATCTTTGGTTTACCTAACAGTAAGACTCTGGATTGTTCAAAGACAAAAGCATCTCCCCAATACTGCTCAATCCTACTGCTGTCCATTGAATCCCAAAAGGGATCGTTAAATGATTTGAGTCCAAGAGGATCGCTTTGTATATCATCCTTAGCTTTTATTATAGGATCTTCTTGATCCATGATTTCTTTTAAATCATCTGTTAATTGTATCTGCCACTGACTTGTATTCCATTTCTGTATGCCTGTCTCGTCTTCAGGATTTCTTTTCAAGTGTCCAGCACAAATGCTTTGAGTTGTATTTAATACTTCTTGCACACTCATAGGTGGGTTGTTTGTTTGATTCCAATCCAATGCTTTGATTACAACTTCTCTCATGCCCCAACCTTCTAATATCCATTTACCTACTAGCCTAGCTAGAGTATCGTTTCGCATACCTGTCTGTACACCATCGGTTGTTAGTGGTGTCTTACTGTCTGTGTTGATCTTACCTGTGTTGTTATAGTCATAAATAATATTCATGTCTTGACTATTAAGAGTAGGTAAATCATCAAGTGAATCTACGACAGCTCCTTCAACTACCTCGAACTGATAATTAACAGAAGGACTGACCATGACATAGCCACCCTCTCCTCTTATATCTAATTTACCTGTAGTGTTTCTTATCTTTAGATCATCATTGATTGCATAGAAGTAATGATAGCCACCGCGAGGTGTCTTTTGTTTAAGCATAGTTCTTGTTATCTGACCTGACTCACAAAAATCACATGCCTCTTGGGTGTCTGCATCTAGTACCACAAAGGTTACACCTGTGATAGCGGCCCAGTTACATTCTGGAAATTGTAAATACCATTGCTTGACTTCATTAAGAGTAGGTTGCTTCTCTATATAGTCAGCCCATTTTACTCTTGGTGTTTTTGACCAACGCTTTTGTAAAACCATATCGTCTTCAAAAGGATGTCTGCTTTTAAAGTATTCAGGTATGATGTCGTTTGTAGATCCGCATGGTATTAGATGAAAATTATTTTCATGATATGACATGAGCATATCTTTACGCTCATCATTGGCTATGTCTTGTCCAACTGTGTTTGGTTTTATTTCTATTGGCATTCGTCTACTGATCCATAAATGTTTTCCCAACCTAAAGCATAGCCTGTCATCTTAATAAGTTTCTTAGCTTGAGTTACAGAGGGTTGCCTAGTTCCATATCTCCACGATCTTATAGTGTCGATAGAGACACCTAACTCTTTAGCTAGTTTGTCTTCACCTCTTTTTACAATGTAATCTTTAAGTTCCATAGTTCTCCTTGTATAGAATGGTATAAGTTAATGCTCTATTAGGGGTTGAGTGAGGAGTTTTATATTTGATATATAACTTCATTAACTCATACCAGGTATTATCTTAACATTGCTCTTTACAATAAGTAAAGAATTTTATTACAAAAGTATTGACAATGTTTTTAATAAGAGTAATATCTATCTTGTATTTAAAAATGGAGCCCAATATGAAAGACTATTCTACAATATCCCTACCGCAACTTTTGGTAGAGAAAAAAAAGAATCTTGCTGCTCAAGCAGAACTTAAAGAACAAAGTTCACAGCTTGACTTTGCAATCACCAAACATCCCGATGTGCATGATCAAGTCAATAGACTATCTAACACTGGCGGATCTACTCGTGTACATCTTAAAGGTATCATACCAAAAGATTTACGAGTGCAATATAAAGTTACTAGATCTTGGGATCAGAACTTCTTAGCACAAGTCAAACATGATATTCCTAAAGATTTATTTCCTTTTAAAACTGTATACAAAGAAGATACTGCTCTATCTAAAATGATAGAAGCAAATCATCAAGACATCTTTGATAAGTTTCAAGAAGGATTACAAACCAAGATTAATGAACGACCATACATCCAGTTCGTTGATCCATTAAAAGGAGCTGAGTAATGATTACACACAATGATGTAGTACAAGAGATACGCGATCGTATCAAAAGAGATGTTGCCCCTGGCTTACATGCAGCTTGGGTTAATAAAATATTAATGATCGTTGACGATGTAGAAACCATTGCAGATGAAATGATCTCACAGGGGGTGCAAAACTATGAGCCTGTTGAATAGCGTAACCACAGGGATACAAATCCCTTCAATTAAAATAAACCTATCGGGTACAGATGGTATTGGTAAAACTACCTTTGCAAGTCAAGCACCAAACCCTATCTTTATAAAGACAGAAGCTGGTACTAACTATATAGATACAGCATCCTTTCCTTTATGTGAAAGCTATGACGACATACTAATACAAATCAAAACTTTGTATGAAGAAGATCACGACTACAAAACAGTAGTCTTTGATACAACTGACTGGGCTGAGAAATTAGTACAGCAAAAGGTATGTCAGATTCATGGACAGAAATCTATTGAGTCCATGGGATATGGAAAAGGTTTTACAGAATCTGCTGAGTTATTCGGCAGACTACTAAGAATGTTTGATGCCCTACAAAAGAAAAAGATGCACATCATCTTACTATCTCATGTAGGCATAAGAACTTTTAATGATCCAGAGCGTGAGCCCTACGATCGTTGGGAGATGGCTACTCATAAGAAAGTATCAGCAATGATACGTGAGTGGGTAGACTTCAACCTGTTTGCAAACTACGAGGTATCAACTCGTACTAGTGGACAGGGTTTCAAGGAAACAACAAGGGCTGTGTCATACGGCAAGCGTAAGTTGTTTCATAAATACACCGCAGCATTTGATGCCAAGAGTCGAGTTGATTTAGGGAATGTTCCCTTGGATCTTGATTGGACAGCTTTCATGTCTGCATTTAAAGAATCTTTAAAACATAACAAAGGAGAATAATATGTCTGATGATTTTAATTTAAACTTGACTGATGTCGAGGATACAGGTGGATCGTTTGATCTAATGCCAGTCGGTGACTACGAATTTGTAGCTACTACATGGGAGAACAAGACTAGTGCTAAGGGAGATGCCTATTTGAATATTACATTTGATGTGACAGGCCCTTCACATTCAGGTCGTAAAATATGGGAGACTTTTATGTTAGCAGGAGCTGGCTTAAATGTTTCTATAAGCAGACTTAGAGACTGGAGGAGAGCAATGGGTATGGAACCTGATGTTAATGCCTTCGGTATAGAACAGCTTGAAAGTATGTTGAACATTCCTTTTAAAGCCAACGTCAAAGTAGAAGTTGGTGGATCAAAAGGTGATGGAACGAAATGGGATGACAAGAATAAGATTGCTAAGTTTCTTGCAGTTGAGACAAGCAGTAAGTCAGCTCCTTCGCAAAGTCCTAAAGAAGAATCAAAGTCTGATGACGATGATTTTAATTGGGACAAATAATTTATTTACGAGAGAGAGTAAATAAATAACTCGAGTGAGTAGTCTTAATACCAAGGCTACTCCTCGCACCTAGGGTTATTGTATACCCTAATGTATTTTTGGAGAAATATATGACAATAGATAAAAGAGAGGCAAATGCCTTAATAGATTCAATGACATCCTTATTAGATTCTTTAGATCAAAACTTTGACAGTCTACCCACTGAGTTAGATACTAAAGTCAAAGAAGCTAAACTAACATTACTAAACGTGGATACTAAAGATGATAGAAAAAGAAAAGGTTATAGAATATTTAGATAAACAAACTTGCGACAAAGTTATAGACGATGTCCAAAGTTGTTTAGATGAATGGTCGTTAAGGGAACTTGATTCAAGATCAGCAATCGTTACGCTGACTAGGTTTGCTATTGATTTAGCATTTAAGTTCTCACATACAGAGGCAGAAGCCTTACAACTAATACTCAGCATGGTACATGATCACATGGATATACCTGGAGTTGAGTTAGAAGATAAAGAAGACAGCAACAAAACAATACATTGAAACTTAGATACTACCAAAGGGATGCAATAGATTCCCTACATCACTGGTTTGCCACACGCCCAGCAGAGGATCATGCTTTGATCGCTTTGCCTACAGCAGCAGGTAAGACCATAATCTTTTCTCATTTTATTAAAGAAGTGTTAGCCAAAGATCCTAACGCCAGGTTTCTTGTCATGGCTCATAGAAAAGAATTAGTAGAACAAGCAGAGACTAAATTAAAAATGGTATGGCCCGATGCTCCAGTAGGTGTATTGGCCGCTGGTATGAAACGCTTTGAGATAGATTCACAGATTCTTGTTGCCAGTCGTGATACTTTAGCATCACCCAAGAGATTAGATGCTGTCGGTAGCTTTGATTACATGATCATAGATGAGGCACATAACGTACCGCCAAGCTCTCATACCAGGTACAAGAAGATCATAACAACCCTATCAGACAGAAGGCCTATGAAAGTTATGGGCTGTACTGCTACACCATATCGTATGGGACAGGGTTATATCTATGGCAATCGTAAAGATCATTTCTTTAAAGGTTTGTCTTACTCAGTATCAATACCTGATCTGATCCGTAGTGGATTCTTATGTAGACTATCTGCTTATGCAGTTAGCGAAGATGCGATCATTGATGCAGGATCTGTTAGCTTAAAGTTTAAGAACGGAGACTTCAAGGAGAGAGAGCTAGAGAAGATAGCTATGGTTGATACTACTATCATTGAGGTTGTTAACGACTGGATCGACAATGCCTACACCAAGGGTAGGACTGCTACAGTATTCTTTTGTGTGTCAGTGCTACACGCAGAGAAGATGACTCAGTGCTTGAAGACCTATGGGATTGAAGCTGAATGTGTTACAGGCGAGACACCAAAACAAAAGAGAGAAGATGTATTAGAAAAGTTTAACAATGGTTTGATCCATGCTATATGTAATGTCGGTGTACTGACTGAGGGTTGGGATGCACCCAGGGCTGACTGTATAGCATTGCTTAGACCAACACAGAGCGTTGGCTTATTTGTTCAGATGTGCGGAAGGGGGATGAGACTGCATGAGGAGAAAGACAACTGCCTACTACTGGACTACGGAGAAAATTTAGCTAGGCATGGTTGTCTTGATGAAGTACAACCTGATCAGTCAGCTCCAGCTAGGTATCATCCAAAGATTTGTGCTAACTGTAGTGCTATCAACCTACCTGCTGCCAAGAAATGTATTGAGTGTGGTCAAGAGTTTGAAGGATCTAAAAAGTTTGAAGAACTACAAACTAAGAAAGAAAAAGAAGTTGCTAAGAGAACTAAGGCAGAGAGACAGGCTGTCTTGTCTGATGAGAGAGAGAAGGCAAAGCCCAGATACAAACCTGTCACTGACATCTATGCAACAGTAACCAAGTCACAAAATGGCAGTGAGTATTGTCAAGTGATCTTTACAGTTAAGAATGAATTTTTCCCTAAGAAGATGCCACTAATGTTTGGTCATCCTACTGCACACCACATGGCAGTACGTAAGTGGAAGAAGATAGCAGAGAAGTGGGGATCGCCTAAGCAACCATGGATGGCTGTTGAATTAATAAACAGTGGTGCCTTTGAGAACATAGCAGAGATTGTCTTACAAAAACAAGGTAAGTATGAGAATGTTATTGGGATCAAAACAAAACAGAATGAGGAGATATTATTATGAACCAAATGATTGATAAACTAAAATTAAAAAAGAAGATAGCCAAGCACGAAGAAGAAATCGAGTGGCTAAAACAAATGCTAAAACAAAGCGAAGACAATCTATTCTGTGCTAAAGCAGAGCTTGAGGAAAAACAAAATGACAATCAATCATCTTCTTGATGAAGTAGAAACAAATGCTGAGAGACACCAAAGGTTTTATTTGGGTATCAGCGGTATCGGCAATCCGAATCAAAGGCTCCTTTGGATGCGATACCGCTGGCTCATGCCCGATGACTGGGAGCCAAGAGTCCTTAGACTACTAGACCTAGGTAATGTAATTGAAGATCATCTGATCGAAAAGCTACGTAAGATACCAAACGCAATCATCTATGACGTACAAAAGAATGGTAAGCAATATAAAACAGAAGCTCTTGGTGGTCATGTTAAAGGACACATAGACGGTATGGCTGAGAATTTACCAGGCTTAGAAGAGAATACCAAATACTTATTAGAGTTCAAGACAGCTAACGACAGTCGCTTTAAGAACCTAGAAAAGCTAGGTAGCTATTGCAACTGGTCAGAAGAGTATGACGCACAGATCCATTTGTATATGGGACTGTTTAAAATAGATCACTGCATAGCTATTGTTTATAACAAGAACAACTCAGCTCTATATACAGAGATTGTTGACTTTGATTACCTAAAGTTTGAGATGTTAATAGAGAAAGCTGAACACATACTGCTAACCAATACACCACCTGACAACAACATACCCGAGACTGACTACAGAATCCGTAGCTTTATGTCTGCTAAAGAAAGGGCCGCATACCTTGGCAGGTCTTTGCCCGAAAAATTACACTGTAGATCATGTCGCTTTGCTAGTGCTGATGTAAAGAAGGGAGACGCACATTGGCATTGTTCACAGCATGACAAGAGGATCAGCGAGGACAGACAGACTAAGGGATGTCCAAGGCATAACTATATACCAGAGTTAATACCAGCAACCATGGTCGAAGAGGATGATAACTTTGTTATGTATGAGAAGGATGGGTTTAAGTTTATTAATGTAGCAAGTCAGAAGGAATCTACTGGAGACAATCTATATTCTAGTAAGGAACTGATAGAGGTAATCAACAGTGGCTTTCCAAAAGAATTACTAGAGCAATGTGCTGCGGCTAAGAAGTTAATGAACGGTACGATCCAAAGCATTAGACCTTGGGTTGAAACAGGTACGCCTTTCTAGGCCTTAGCTTTCTTTATTACTAGGATCTCTACGCCAGGATACAGAGCTTCAACGAGTTTCTTTTTTAATCTAAACATGGGTGTCTCTATGCCCTTGGTATCTTCTATGATCTCATCGCCATTGATGTTCTTATATTTAAAGTCAGCCTTGTAAAGACATACCTTCTTCTCATTAACAAAGCATGGGAAGGGTGGGTGTATTTCTATGTCAGATATTAATCCTTGATCTTCTAGTTCTTTAAGAT